TCGTAGCTTTTCTCCGCGGCTCGCCTGCAAAGGCTTTTCGTCTGATCGACGGTTAAATGTCCAGTCTTATAGCATACGTCGCGCATAGCGTCCGGTGACCTCGAGGGCGATAGTTAAATCGTCTGAGGCATTCTATACATGAACTGATTCTTCGAGAGATGTCTTGCGTACAATAGCAATAGCTGGAGGCTTCCTGACGCACTCCAGTCGCTGCGTATCATCGCAACGGTCAAGTTCGGCGGGATGAACCATTCCCCGCCGGGCTTGACTTAATTTGTGGTCACCTTTTCTTAAACGGTACCGCTAGCCCTTCCTTCAGTAGCCAATCCGACACGTTCAGCCCGTCTACCCAGATCGTCGCCAGGCATCGTCGGAATGAGTCAACTTCGTGCGATTGCACGATCACGGCCTTACCCTCAATCAACGCTTTGACCCGATCGCGTGATATGGTAGCCGCTGGCTTCGTCACGCCCTTCATCTCGGGTGCGTTTACACCTAAAAACCGCGCCGTCGTGGCAAACGATACGCCGAATCCTAAGTCGATGACGACTTCGGCGGTGTCACCGTCAATTACACGGGTAACCGTCGCATGATAAACGTACGGTTCTGGTGTGTTACTTGTTGCATCCATTATCGGTATTCCGTTATACTGCTAAACATGTCAGAGCAACGCTCTACATGGTCTGGCATCATGCTACGCGATACCGTTATACGACGTACAGAGTCGCGGAGGCAACATGACGGACAAGGAATGGTTGAAACGCCGCAAACTGATTGTGCTATCCCCAGAAGATTGCACTAAGGCGTTAGCCCTAGTCGAAGGTCGAAATCGGAAAGAATCGAGACTAGGGGCGATGACCTACGGCGGCGTGCGAGGTGGAGCGGAAGCTCACCTAATCGGCATGTTTGGCGAGATGGCAGTTGCCAAGTTTTTTGGCTTGCCGGTAGACGAGCGAATCTTTGATCATCACGGCGACGACGGCATCGACCTAGAAAACGGAAGCCGAAAATATGGGGTAAAATGCACGACGTATCTCGATGAGCCGTACATGCGAGTGGAGAAAAAACACTTTAATCGACAACTCAACGGCTATATCCTATGCGCGATGAATAAAGCAACCCCCGCAGAGGTTTATCTCATCGGATGGGCTACCGTCGATATGATCGGCACAGCATCACAGCGCCGGTTCGTAGCTAAAGGACCGGTAAATTATGTGCTACGAGAGGAAGAATTGATTGACATTGATACGCTGAGCGTCTGATTAGCTTATAATAGAATCAGATACCCGGTATCTGATATAAGACAACAAGAAGGACAGCAAACGATGAAGATTCAATTCGACCGAAAGGCAGCACTCGAAGCCCTTGCTGCCGTAGCCAAAGTGTCAAGCGGACAAAAAATCCAACCCGTTCTATCGTGCGTGAAATTATGGCACAACGGAGCAGAATGTGTAATATCGGCGTTTGACTTGGAAGTCGGGGCCAAGGTGTCCCTACTTCAGACTACCTGTTTAGTCAGTGGTTCGTGTTTAATACCAGCCGATAGGTTTCTGAAAATTCTACGAGAGCTAACCGGTGAGGAGGTATTGCTTGAAGGTGATAATGAAACAATAACTATCTCAGACTTAGAAAATGCAAGCAATTTTGAATTGCCAGGCTGTGATGTCAAACAGTTCCCCGAATTCGACATCGTGGACGTTTCAAAGTCTCGCCATTCGATGACCGGCAAAGCACTGAGGCAGGCACTAGAGAACTGTGGGTTCTGTGTAGCGACAGATCAAGGACGCTACGGCTTGACAGGCGTCATGATGGTGTTAGACGGTGATAATTTAGAGATGGTCGGCACGGACGGCAGGCGGCTGTCTCAGGTAGTCGAAGTGTGTTCGGCCATTAATCAAATAGGCAAGCTAAGCGGAATCGTTCCGTCCAAGGCAACAGATCAGCTTCTCCGAATGCTGCACGGACACGATGAGGATATGGTGACGATTCAGATGAGGACCAATGACGTATTGTTCCAAGTAATGGACGATCACTTATACAGTTTGTTGATTAATGGACTATATCCAGACTACAAGGGAATCTGGCCGAAGAGTGTCAAACGGAAAATAGAAGTAGACGCCGACGAGCTACTTGTTGCCGTAAAGCAAGCGGCAATTATGACGGACAAGGAAACGCAACGGATAAAAATAGAACTCAATAGCAACACGCTCACTCTGAGCGCGCAAGGCGTAACGTCGGGCAGGGGAAAAGTGCAAATAGGGGCGTCCGTCGAGGGAGAGCCGATGAGTATATCCGTCAACCCTTTCTACCTTCGAGAGTATTTAGAAACGATCAAGGGGACGGGTGGGCTGACGATTGAGCTAATCGACGAAAATAAGCCTATTACCTTAAAAACGCACAGCAACGCAAAGTATCAGCATCTTATCATGCCGCTGTCCTAACAGAGAGGGTTGGATGCTTACGCTATCGCCGCCTACCGTCCGATTTTCTCCAGCTCAATTGGCCGAGCTGGAGCGTCGGCTTGATCAACTAGCAGAGCGGTTGAGTCTTGAGGAATGCGGCAGGTACGGCGATCTATGCGCCGCTCTACTTCCCGAAGTGTACGGCGAGCCGTCGAGGCTACCCGACGAGCCTACCGAAGCGTTTGCGGGCAGTCCGACGAAGATAGAAGTCATGGCCGAGAGGCATAGCTTAGGTAGCGTTATCTATCATCCGCAGGATGCGAAGAAATGCCTTCATATGGAAACGCCGCCGCCTTTCGCCGAACGTCCTCGGCGGCAGGCCGCACGAACGAAGCACGGAGAACGCCCGCAACGCGAGCGGAAGAAAAAAAGAGAATATGTGCCGAAAGTTAAAAAACCGGCAGAGAAGCCGATTCGAGCGTCAAAGCAAGCCGACGATAGCCTACCCCTTTTTCAGTGGATGACGTGATGGACACAAAAAAAGAAGAATCGGACGATAGAACTAAGCCCCAAAAAAAACGCGGCAGGGGGCAGCGGGTAGGGTTAAATGTCGCCAACATCGCCGTCGCTCTTCATAATGCCTCGGGGAACGTCTGTGAGGCCGCACGGCTGATGAATGTGCATCGCCAGGCTATTTATTACTACGTCGCGCGTGAGCCTCAATTAAAGGAAATAATCGAGCAAGCCCGAGAGTCCATCTTGGACTACGCCGAAGCGGGATTGCTTGCCGCGTGCAAAAAACAGAAAGCGTGGGCTATTAAGTTTGCCTTGGCAACCTTAGGCCGGTCGCGCGGCTACTTGAGAAATAGCGTACCGACGAAGCAAGACGAACAGACGCCTCCCCCCACGATTCAGTTCGTCGAGGTGATTTCACCTATGCCGGTGACTACGCAAATAATCGAAACGATGTCGAATCCCACACCGTCGGCAAACTTATTGCCGACTACGAAAAGTTTAGACGAGGTGAACCCATGACAGAAAAAGTCTATAGCGAGATGACCGTAGAGCAACTAGGAAAGCTCAAGCTACTATTAGGATCAAAAATACAAAAGCTACAGCTAGAACTAGCCTATGCGAGAAGTCACCCGCCGAGCATAAAGTGTTCGGTTGACTTCAAAAAATGGAGACAAGAAACCCTTGCAAAGCTGCAAGCGGCACTGTTAGAGCAGGGCGACGTTGCCCAAGAGTATCAATCCAGGCGATCAGTCGATCAATCGCGAAAACTAAAAACGGACATTGTCGATCTTCTCAACGAGATAAAACGCTACAAGTTTACCAATCCAGACACGGTTTGCCTGATTCAACGACTCACCGATAGCTACGCAAAGCAGGAATAACGCATAACATCGCCCGTTTGCTCAGCCGACGTAAATCTCGAATCGGTCAGGGTCGCTCTGAGTCAATACCGTAGCACTGCTATATCCGAGCTGACGAGCTATGACACGCGCACGCACTGCCATTGTAATCGTTCGGCACTGATAGTCCTTCCCATGAACTACAATCGTCGGCATTCCCGAGCTTTTAGCACGATCAAACCAAGCCTCCCACGGATACATAGACTTTCGCATAGCTGACCCCCTTGCAAGGAAAAATAACATACAAAAGCATTATACAACGGAAAGCCGGTATAATAAAGCGACGAATGATAACGTGGTCAGGAAAAACCAATGACGACACTACAAACGCTTCAATCCGCGATGATTAGGGACCCGCACGACCAGTCTGTTTGGCTTGCCATAGCGGACGCACTGGAAGAGGAAGGGCAAGGTGCGCGAGCGGAGGTGGTCCGCCTCTGGCTTGCCGAGGTAGCTCCAGAGTTCAGACTACTGACAAATCCCGAACGTCGGCGCGAGTTGGAACAGCAGCGAGTGACGCTACCGTTGCCAGAGTACACTAACAGTATCGGCATGCGGTTGGCATGGATACCGCCGGGAAAGTTTCTGATGGGGTCGTCGAGAGAGTTGGATATTCAAAGCTACGAAGACGAAAGTCCACGGCACGAGGTGACGATTACGAAAGCGTTCTACCTGGGGATCTATGAGGTAACGCAGGAGCAGTGGGAGCGGGTGATGGGCAGTAATCCCAGCAGGTTCAAGGGAGCGCGTCGGCCTGTTGAAAGAGTATGGTGGGGTCAGGCAATGAAGTTCTGCAAGCGCTTGAGTGACTTACCGAACGAGAAGGAGAAAGGCTATACGTACCGCGTGCCGACAGAGGCGGAATGGGAATATGCTTGTCGAGGAGGGGCTAGTGAATTTAGTATTTATCATTTCGGAGATAGGATTACGAAAGAGAACGCGAATTTAGGCAACCCCGTCGGCGAAACGACGGAGGTAGGCAAATACGCGCCGAATGCGTTCGGGTTATACGACATGCACGGTAACGTCTGGGAATGGTGTTTAGACGGAGAGCGTAAATATCAGGATCGCGCGGAGACGGACCCGCGCGGGCCGACCAAGGATGCAATTCGATTGATTCGCGGCGGGAGCTGGAACACCGCAAGCGTCGCATGTGCGTCAGCATATCGACGAGCGATCATTCCGAAAACTATAATAGACAGCACAGGCTTCCGCGTTCTGTGTGAGGTCAAACCATGAACGGCTTGCTTTATAATCACGTATTGAGCGAGGCAAGACATCCTGACCTATATGTAGACATTCGCGGCCAGTTTGTTCGCATTCGCACGTCCTGTTTATATCCCGATAGTGACTATGTCTATGTCTACTGTTATAATTTAGATACAATAGAAAGAATTACCCTGACTGACCTAGGCAATTCTTTTCAATACGTCCGAGAAATCCCCAGTCGCTCAGACGATATACAAACTATATCGTCTACTGTCCGAAAAGCGTTCGACGTAAGCATCGACCGAGGTGTGCTTACGACGCATCGACGCATCGACGAAGCCTTACCAACGGCGATATATCGACTAGCCGCGGCGTCTGTTTTTATCGCACACATCAGCTTAGCCGATATGCAAAACGCCTAGGCGTATTTATTTAGTAACTTCTTTTGCCTGTAATCCGCTACAAATTCAGAATATCCAGCGATCTTTTGAATTTCTCGCTCTACGGTCGCACTGATCGACCGTTTTCGGAAAAACTGTCGCAACTTAACTACGTTATTCTCCGTCATGCGAACGCTATAAGGCTCTTTGTATTCCTCAGTGTGGACGTGCGGCGTCGCCGGTGTATGTCCTTCGGACATTCTGTCCACGATAAAATTAATTCGCGCCGACACCCCCTCGTGAGACCTTAAAAAAGCAATCGTAGACTCGGAAAACACAAACGTCATCATCTTTCGCGATTCCTTTGCAGTCCTCATCCGTTTACCCCTTAAATAGTACCGTCAGAAACTACGTGAGTCATTCTTATTGTATACCACGTCAAACGGGAAAGAAAAATAATTTTTTCAGAAAAAAGTATTGACACTATACCGGTCTGCCGATATAGTATATTAAGTAAGTCAACGACAACATCACACAACGGAGCGAGTAACATGATCAGCAAGGAATTCATGACGGCGGGAAAAGCAATCTACACGGTAAACAATGATAAGGGGCAACATTACACGTACAAGGTAGACCGTAAGGAAAACCGCAACGGTGAAGGTTTTATTTATTTCGTGTCATATTTAAGCGGCACTGACAACGAAAACGATTACACCTATCTAGGCTTGCTGAAAGATCAAACCGGCGAGATAGTCTTGACGCGAGGAAGCAAGCCGTCAGCCGACAGCGTGGTCTACAAAGTCGCGAAGTGGGCAACAAAAATCATCTGGGAAAGCAAAACAATACCTGAAGGCTACGGCATCAACCACGCCGGCTGCTGTGGACGATGTGGCCGAACCTTGACCACCCCGAAGAGTATCGAAACGGGAATCGGGCCAGAATGTTCAAAAAAGATGGCCGTATAATAACACAACACACAACGCGAATCGCCCCGCGTGTCAGATAAAAAAAAAAGAAAAAAAGTATTGACACTATATCGGCAGAACGATATAGTAAATAGTGTAGGGCAACGACAACAAACCAACGCGAAAGGGAAAGACAATGACCAGCACAATCAACACCATCAAGAGCATCACCCCGACGACTGCAATGTTCGCTGTAGCATTCACTCTATGCTGCACGTTGAGCCAGGACATTACGCAAGCGTATATTTTATGGCTCGCGTCCTTCGTGTGCATTATGAACATCAGCATTCTAGGGTCAACCAATGACCAGAAAAAGCCCGGCGACGTTCTGATTTCAAGTGTTAAGCATTCTCTAATACTCGGCGCTCATTTTCTACTGGGCTTGATTGCTTTGATTACGGTTGTGGTAGTTATTCGATAAAACACAACGGACAACGCGAATCGCCCCGCGTGTGTGAGGCACAGTCATGACACCGTTACAAACATTGCAAGCCGCACTTCAGCGGCAGCCGGCGGACTTAACCGTATGGCTGGCGATAGCGGACGCACTGGAAGAGGAAGGGCAAGGTGAGCGAGCCGAGCATACGAGGCTATGGCTCGCTGAGGTAGCCTCTCAGTTTCGATTGCCGACGAATCCTGAGCGTCGGCGGGAGCTAGAGCGGCAACGAGTGACGCTACCGTTGCCGGAGTACACTAACAGCATAGGCATGCGGTTAGCATGGATACCGCCGGGAAAGTTTCTGATGGGGGCGTCGAGAGAGTTGGACCCGAACGCCTACTCTTATGAGTTGGGCCAGTACGCACACGACGAATACGAAGGAAGTCCACGGCACGAGGTGACGCTCACGAAAGCGTTCTACATGGGCATCCATGAGGTAACGCAGGAGCAGTGGGCGCAGGTGATGGGACAGGTCAGGGGAGGAGGCAACTTCCAATTTATGAATACCCCCATATATATGATAAATTGGCATCAAGCGATGGAGTTCTGCAAGCGGTTGAGCGAGTTACCGGAGGAGAAGGAGAAAGGCTATTCGTACCGCTTGCCGACAGAGGCGGAATGGGAATATGCCTGCCGAGGCGGTGGTGTAGAATTTAGCTTGTATCATTTCGGAAATACAATAACAAAAGACGACGCGAATTTTGACAGAAATGTTGGTGATTTGACGGAGGTAGGCAAATACGCGCCGAATGCGTTCGGGTTATACGATATGCACGGTAACGTCTGGGAATATTGTGCAGACACGTTACGTATTTATCAGGATCGCTCAGAGACGGACCCGCACGAACCGGCTGGGGATGCGCGTCGGGTGGTGGTTCGCGGCGGGAGCTGGCGAAATGACGAGGACATGTGTAAGTCGTCAAACAGAATCAGAACAAATGGTAATATAACAAGTATATATGCTGGCTTCAGGGTTGCATGTGACCTTAAAAAATGAGCAGGCGTACTGAACGCTTGCTCTAAAAAATTTTAGAAAAAAGTATTGACACTATATCGTCCTGCCGTTATATTGAAGGTGTAAGGCAAACGGAAACAAACTAACCAACGCGAAAGGGACCGACAATGCTGACCTACGAAGAAATCAAGACCAACGTGATCAACCTTTACACCGCAGCCGCATCGAAAGGCGAGACCGGCAATCGCTGGTCGCTTCTGATGTGGGATGATGGAACTCTTACAATATCCGAACATATTGACGACTTCTCTATTCCCGAGGGTGCTGTTCGACTCTTTATGCTTAACTCGTTTGACGCACCAGAAGGAGAAGACTTCGAGTCGATGGTTGACGACGAGGTGTCGCAAATCATGGAAACCCTTGACAAATAAGGCCAAGAAATAATCGCCCCGCCTGTAAGATAAAAAAATAAAAAATAAAAAAGAAAAAAGTATTGACACTATATCGTCCTGACGATATAGTGAAGGTGTAAGGCAAACGACAACAAACCAACGCGAAAGGAAACGACAATGATCAACCAACATGCTGACGTAATGCTGACATCGCAGAACCTGACGAGAGAGGGC